TGATGAACTCTGGAGTTAATGCGGCTGAAAATATAGCTCAAGCAGCTTTAGTAATGTTCGAGCACGATATGTATTATGTCAATAAGAAGAAAAAAGATTGTAGATATGGAGAAGATGGAAAATTTTACGACATTAGAAACGGGAAGGATAATAAAATTCCTTTCTCTATTAACTACATACAGGAACTAAAAAAAGAAAAGTCTGTTTGTAAAAACACTAATCAATAAATTAAAAAGCATATGTTTATAGAATTAACGGAAATAGTCGCAGACGGATTAGGAAGAGTTTCTAATCCAGAGAGAAAGATCTACGTGAACTCCAGCAAAATTCAATCAATTCACTCAGATTCCACTGAGAGAACTATAATTGAGATGCGCAGAAGTTCTATTAGAGTGAAGGAGTCCTATGAGGAGGTAAAAGCCCTCGTAGGATAGTTCGTAGTGGCAAAGCCACGACTGGCGGTGGTCTTTAGTGTTCCCACTCGCCACTTACTAAAAAGTTCTGAGCAAGAGCACTATTAGTTTTAGCCAAGAGCACTATTAGTTTAGTTCTGAACAAGAACACTGCTAACTTGTTTACAAGAACACTAGCCGCCGCAAGGCGGCCTTTTTATGTTCTAATAGTGTTTATTATAACTTCCTGTCCGTCTGGCTGCACCATTTTAGTAACATAGTAATCTACTTCGTCGATAGTTTCTACTATTGTAAATATAGACGACCTACTCGATTGCTGCTCTGGAGCTGATCTGCCGCTCAAAACGTTAAACTGTACGGTGGGCGCATCATGTATTATTGTATATCTCTGGTCGAATACATAGTTGTCAGTCAGCAAACCATTTATTGTTACTAAAGCGTCCTGCCCTTCAGCTATGCTAAACTTGGGAATCGTTATTGACATGCCGCTGTCCGCAGTAGCCGTGAAATCTGCGTTACCCTCATGGTCTTGAGTTTTGACAACTACCGACGTTACAGAATTCATGCCGGAGCCAGATATATTGAACGTTGAGCCTGTAACCCCCTCTAGCTGAGTCATGCTGCCCTCATCAACATCTAGTGGTGTTACTAATTCTATTATGCCACCAGACAACATGCTGTTAGCGCTGCCATTCGAACTCTCTACTACCAAAAATCCTGTCCCAGTTATTATTTCTAGACCGGCTGGAGTATTAAAAATAGGCTCGAATCTAATTAAGGTATTAGATTCTGCGACAAAGTTAGCAGAAGCAGCTTTGCTGTGGAAAGCCATAGTGCTATGGTCTCCTGCGTTCACTGCGGCGCCTGTGCCAGAAAAGAATAACCCTGTGATAGGACTAAGGTTTTTGCCGCTGATAAATCCGCTTATATTTTTATTAAATTTATTACCTGTTGCTATTCCTGTTATAGCTGGGGGCGCATAGTTTACCGTAAAAAATTCATTTGTTAGTATTCTATTTAAATTTTCTTTAGTTTTACTATCCTCAAATACAAAGTTATCTGACGCATAGTCTTCCCAAGGGCTCATGATAAACATTTGCCCGCTTCCAGTAAAATCAGTGCCAACAGTAAAATCTATAGAAGCGAATTTTTCTTGGAAATTGGCTTGGTTAGATAAGACGCCGTTTTGCAAACTAATGCTAGAATTAATTGGGAAGAAGGAAAGCTGGTTAGACCCAGTTATACCTACTACTAAATCCCCAGACTCAAAAGTATTGTGCGCGTTTATACCGGTTATAGTTATGCCGGACCCCACGTCCATAAGGAAGTTCCCTGTCCATCCACTAACTCCAGATATAGTTGGTAGAGGAAAGAACTCTACATTAGTCTCTAATATAGAATCATTATTATTGCCAGTTACTTTTATTCTACCTTTTACTATATCTCTAGGTACTTTTACATCTATAGAAAATCCAGACTCAGAGAATTTATTTGTTCTTACAAATTCGCTATCTATATGATCTCCGTTGTTAAGGTAATTCTCTCCTTCTTGTAAAGGAGCGCCAACAAAAGAAGCTCTCAGGCCCGAAAAATATTCCCCGCTCAAAGTTATCTCTTCGCCTAAAATGCCGTACTGCCCAGACAACCCAGTAAATTCCGCGATTTGAAATTCATCTGCGCCTGTATAATTCACTGTGCCTGTTATGTTTCTGCTATATCTATCTAGAAGTCTAAATACTCCAGAATGATCGCTACTTACGCCTCTTAAGTAATTAGAGTTTCCTACTCCGGGAATATAACGTATTTGTTTTTCTGTAGGTAGCCCTAGTTTAATGCTTTGCGTGTTTTGTGAAATAAAGTCTTCTTGGAATATATCCTTACCGTCTTCGTCAAAAAATACTACTCTTTGAACTAAGTGTAAGTTGTCGCCGATAAGCTCTACATTATCCTCCTTTCCTAATACGGAATATTCTAAAGGACTTTTAGGTTCAGGTATAATTTTTGTTACTGTTGGAACTTTTGGTAATATATCAAATCTTTTTTCAGAAAATGCATTTCCGCCACTGGTTATGGCCATTAAGTAGTTGCTCTCTGATGCGGAGCTAGGGACCGTAAAGCTTAACTCATTAACAGAACTTGCAGTTATGCTGTCTAGAGACACACGTGGACTTGAAGTCGCTCCAACGGCACTCTTAAAAGTAAATCCTGTTATTTTAGGTAAAACTGAGGAAGGATCTGTATGTAATCCGCTAAAATACCCGGTTACCGTAACCCTAGTTCCTACTATTCCAGATTCGGGAGTAAAGCCACTAATAACTGGCTTCTGAAACACGGGTATAGTTTTAGATAGCTCACTTTCTCCCGCGAAATTAGTTACGTTAAGCCTGATCCCCGTAGTTTCAAATTGCCTAGGAAAGTTAAAAAAGTTTTGCCTAGCATAGTTTCCGCTAGTTGCAACTCCTGTAGCCTTAAAGAATCCATAGCCTATATCAGTATTAACAGAATGAACAAAGTTAATTTTAGAATTTTTTAATAAATTTAAACCGGTCAAAGACCCAGTAGAATTAACTGCTCTTGTCGCTACTTCAGGATCATAACCGCCAAGTAAATTTTCTATAAATGGCCTTCCTTGTAAGAAGAAGCCGGACTTTAAAGTTTGAGACTGGCCAAAATGGCCACTAACACTTACATCTACATAGAAAGATCCTCGGCCAGATTCTTCAAAATCAAACCCGCCCGTAGTCAACCCAGTAGGAACTACATGCTCTATTCTATCCCCAAAAGACGAGTTTACTATGCCAGTTCCGTTAGTCCCTGTAATATCTACAAAAACTCCGGTTATATCTGATCTTGTAAGAGTTGCTTTAGAAATATTATAAAAATCGTTACCTCTTATCGTAGACTGTTTTCCCGTTATATTTATATTCGGAACAACAGAAGATACAGTAGGCAAGTTCCCGCTTATCAAAACAGTTTGACCAGATGGATATAGGTCGCCTATTTCACTATATAAAGAAATAAGATACTCGCCAGAAGCAAGATCTGAAGGGAGAACACCTTGAATTAAGTTTTCATTAAGTATTTCAAAATTATTTAAGTCCCTGTTTCCTAATCTAACCTTAATCTTTTTGGATACTCCGGTCTCGACAAGATTTAGTATGCCTGTGGTGAAGTTTCTGCCCTCTAGAAATATTAGGTTGCCCCCTACGACAGCCTCATCTGGCTTTACCCGATCTATCAAAGCGAGATGGATAAAAGTGTTAGCTTCGGTAGACGGCTTTAAAGTCGGATGGACTATCGCCCCTTCTTCGTCGCCACCGACAGTTCTAGAAAATATTCCGCTCTCCAAAAAGTAAGTAAAGTTACCTCTCGTTTTAGAACCGTTGGGAACTGTCACTTTTAGAGTCTCGTTCGTTAGCTCTCTAGGCGAAAGTATGTCTGCTGCTCCTGTTTTGTCGGGAAATCTTACGCCGGTAACAGCACCAAAAGAATATCCAGATATTGTTATTTCTGTATCTGGCAAAGCTTGATTAGGATCGACAGAAACTATTTCTGGAACAGGTATAAATTTATCTGTGGTATCCCCGCTATTAAAAGGAGCGCCGCCTTCGCCACTTCTTAAAGCAGAAAAAACAGTGACGGGCGCGTGCAAAGCGTTCTTGGGTATTCTAGCTTCTATTCTACTTGGCCCAGCTACGGTAAATTTAGATTTAGCATCTCCAAAGATAACATCAGTAACTCTGTAAAAGTTTTTGCCAGTTATTATAAAGTTTTGGTCTATATAGCCAGTTATTCTTGGTAACGTTCCAGATGGATCTATTCGATGATGTTCTTTTAGCAGAATTGTTTGCTCTCCTAATTCCGCAACTGCACCGTCCAGAGAAACGACGTTCACCGTATCAGTCATTACTTCTGGAGGAAGAGAACCACTTATGCCTGTGTTTCTATAATATAAAAGTCTTTCTGGGCCAATGTCAACATCTCCCCAAGATATTTTAGAGACATTATTTAATTCTTCTCCGCTTATAAAAAAACCTGACTCAGGGAAAAAGAAACCTGACTCTTGGTAACCAGCTAGACTAGACATAATGTGGCCCCCTGTAAGCGGGTTCGCCGCTTGTTAAGTTTAAAGATGAATTTTGTGCATATATAGGCCTAAGATCAGGAAGTATTCCCGAGACTACAGCCTCCCTTCTCGGGCTACTGGTTACTATACTTAGCTGATGCGATACTTTATCTCCCACATTAGCTCTAACGCTTCTGCCCTGCAAAATCCCATAGCAAGAAAATCTTTCTGTTGGCACAGCGCTAGATGGCTCTCCGTGTTTTAATAAGTTAATGTTGAATTTACTGGATATACCATTATAGGGAAGATAGCCAGTAGGGTTATCGACTTCTAAACCCATCGATATGTTTTTCTTGCCAAAATATATTCTATCCGGAGTAGTAGAGCCAACTTTGTAAACAGGATTTATTTCTACAGAGTAGCTGTAAGAACAATTTATAAAATCGTTTATCTCGCCTAGCAAACTACTAGAAAAATTTTCTACGGATATGTTTTTACAATTAAGAACTTGAGTCTTAACTATAGTCTCTTCGTTTTGCACGAACTCTCCTGAGAGATCGTCGAAGAAAACAATAGTAGAACTTGCAACTGCCGGAGAGTTGGGGGAAAAGTCTATACTGTAACTCTGTAGATAACCGCTAGTAAAAGTAAGTCCTCCGAAACTACCACTAATTATAGTTCCCTCATTACTTCTATTTAACCCGACTGAGTCATTTGTTATTTTTTCTCCTTGATCAAATATAAATTCTTTTATTTTGTCTAGTGACCCTGTTAAGTAGTGAGAAAAAGTCAAGCTTGACCCAACTCCTGCGTTAGCGAAATAGTCTCTGGAGTGTCTATTTCCTGCATCGTATCTAGGATCAATAGAAGCTTGGATGTCTAAAGAGCATTGATTCGCGATTATGTCTAAATCGTTTAATCTAAGCTTTGTGTTTTTTGAAGAAAAAATCATTAATAATAACTTCTAAGAGTTTTACTTGTCTCTACTAAACTATTCGAAGAGACAGAAAGTTGAGTGTCTGACACGACTGGACTTTCCATTTTTGTTAACATACCTCTGCTTGGCGCACCTGTCTGCCCTATTAAGCTAACTTCTATTTCTGATTCAGTTAGTGAATTTACACTTATGGTAAAATTTTCGCTTTTTCCTGTAAAAGATATGCCTGTTTCATGCATGTTCTCCGTTATCTTAGCCTCTTCTGTTGCGCCATGACATATGAACACAGAAGGAAACTCATTACCTAATGTATACACGGGTTCATAATCAAAGTTTATAGAATAATCAACTGACGTAAGTATGCCTGTTTGGCCTTCTGTCGAAATTGTCGCAGGAGATTGGCCCGCCATAAAAGAAGAAAAGCTTGAATGACCAATATGTTGTTCGTCATTTGCTCCCGCTAAAAATTGCTGCCCCGTATATCTAGTAACGTCTTGAGCTTGCAAGCGTCCAGAGGTTGGAATTTGTTCTGCTGTGCCAACGTTAGCTCCTGAACCGAATAATTCAAAATTAACACTACATTCTACTGGCGAATAAGGTCTTACGCTAAAAGAATAAGAAGAAAGCAAACCCTCGCCACTAACGCCTCCAAAAATTATAGATACTCCAGTTTTTATATTAAACTTATGAGGTCTTTCTAAATGTTTTAGGCCGCTAGCTAATTCATTAATTATATTTTCACTCCTAACTGTTAGCGAAGGAGTATAAGAAAATGCTATACTTGCTGTTCTGGCTCCTTGAGGAGTCTGCTCCATGCATCCATTGAATCCTATAGCCTTAACTGGTTGCAGGTCGGCCGCCTGACTCAGAGTACAGTCAAAAGCTATTATCTTTTCGACATAACCAGTACCGAATTGTAATGTCAAAGGAACTTGATCGTATCTAATCGATGCCATTTATCTTAAAATTACTCCTTTCATTACAAAATCGATATTTACATTAGAGTTTGAATCTGCTTGATATTGCTCAGAAACGAGCAACATATTAACAAAAGAAAAGCTTTGTATATTTTCCGTAGAATTGTTTTTATTTATATTTAAATTAACAGTTTTAAACACTGTGTCTTCTGGCACAAACCTCATATTTTTTATCTCGTAATCGCTAGCCTCTATAGAAAATTGCATTGTTACATCTAGTGGGGTATTAGAAATTACTTCCGCAGGCGTTTTTCTATTAAAAGAGTAGACAGGAGTCCTAGGTGATTGGATATCTAAAGAGTAACTTAGTACCCTGTTTGTATTAAACTCATCCAAGTCTATGTTTATGGAGTTGTATCCAGCTACTTTTAATTCTGTATCATGAGGAGTTGTCTCGCCGAAATCAAAAAAATTACCAGTGCCAAGCTCGCCATATATTTCTGCCTGCATACTCAGAGAAGGAATTTCTCCTATACCGCAAGAAGAAGAATACGAAGAAAGGTATGCTTCCGTAAATTTTACTGTTTCATTTTGATACTGGACTTGTCCGCTGAAAGGATTTATTCCTGTAAAATCTAGAAAGAAGTCGTTATGGATCAAAAGACTGTTTGCACTAATAGAAGCTGTCTGCGGCGAAGAAGGGGCGTACAGAACCCTATCTAACCCAAGTGAATTTATAGGAGAAGCCGTAGTCTCATAGCCGAAAGAAAGGCTCTGGATTGCATTAACTCCAGTTCCGTTTACCGCCAACTTCTGACTTTCTCTCCTGATCCTTGATAACATCTACATTATTTACACTTTTTTAGTGTAATATGTTGAGAGGCATAAGGAAAATGGTAGACGAAAATAGTATCTACAACATAGTCGAGCATAACAGCAGCGTTGTCTACAATAAACATGACATTGTTGCAGTATTTGAACGATTTTCTGACTTTAGTGTGCCAAAATCAGTAAAATACTATTATAGCCTCACAGATAACAACCGCGATAATACTCCAGCCGCAGATTCCAGCTTTTGGGGAGGAGTAACAAGCTTTAGTGACACCACGAAAGCTAAGTTTGTATGGGCGCCTTCTTACAATACCCAAGTAGAGCACAAACCTAGAGTTAACTCTATAGTTTTTTCGAATGGTTACGAGCAGAGACTGCAAGACGGTATCTTTAATGATCTTTTGAAAATTAATTTAAAGTTCGAGCACAGAGATATAAGAGAAGCTAGAGCGATAAACCATTTCCTACAGTCTAGAAAAGGTGTTGAATCTTTTATCTTTCACGACTTACCAGAACCTCACAACGACATGGTTTCTGCTGGCTACAGGAAAATGTTTATCTGCAAGCAATGGACTAGTGACTTTGTTTTTTATAACAATTATACTATTTCTGCCGAGTTTCAACAAACTAATACTTAATAATTATGCCAGAGGGTGTTTACGATACGATAGATAAAGACCAAGCGAAGAAGTCTGTAAAGTCATTAATGCATGAGCTGACTAATCTAACTCCTTCGGCTATGTTGACTTTTTTTGAAATAGATTTTTCTAGTGTGGTCCAACAAAGCTCTAGCTTGATAAAAGACGGGAACGAAGTGGGTATTTTTTCTAGCTCAGAAGAAGGAGAAGAAAACATACTAAGATTCCACAATAATATTAGAGTATTTAATTCCTATATTTTCTGGCAAGGCAAAACCTTTTTCCCTGCCCCTATAAACGCCGAAGGTTTCGAAATAACTGCTAGGGGAGTTTTACCTACTCCTACTCTAAATATAACATCTCAAAAAGAAGAGGGTATAGAGGCTTTGTCTTTATTGAGAAGGTCTATAAGGAAATACGGAGATATAGTTGGCGCGAAAGTTACTAGAATAAGAACCTTCGCTAAGTTTTTAGACAAAGAAAACTTTACTGACATACAAGAATTTACAAGAGAGGGCTCTCAGACAGGATTCTGGGCATCTAAAGGAGTGTATGCATCTCAATTTCCAGATCAGTACGAGCCAGACCCGTACGCAGAACTTCCTAGAGATGTTTTCTTTATAGAAAGAAAGGTATCAGAGGATAAAACTACCATAGCCTATGAACTAAGCTCCTCGTTAGATGTAGAGGGAGTAAAGCTGCCTAGAAGAGTCGTGACGTCTTCCAAGTGTGGATTTACGTATAGAGGCTGCGGTTGCTTTTATGAAAGTGACGGAACTTCTACCCAAGCACTAGCTGACAATGTATATTCTAAATGTGGGTTAAGAAGGTCAGAACTCACTCTTCCAGAAGACGCGCCGCCAGTAGCAACAATTAGAGACGAAAGTATAAAAGAGTTATTAGGGGTTAATGAGTTAGTATTTAAAGGTAAGTTTTCTAATCAATCAACCTATGAACCGGGTGACTATATTCATATGGAGAAAAACGGTATAAAATATTATTTTGTCGCTAAGAAAAAGATAAGCGCTACGAATAATAGTGAGTTTGCCCCGCCTAACCCTGACTTTTGGATAGCGGACTTGTGCTCTAAAACTTTGCCGGGATGCAGGAAAAGATGGGGCGTGTTAGGGTCTGTTGTTGTCGGAGAAGGCACTGACTTTGTAAAAGGAGAGCTCCAATTTGGAGGCTTTCCTAACGCTACAAGATTACAACAAAGCGCTGGAGGATAAAGAATGTTTCTAAGTTCGCAGAATATAAATTATATAAAAGATCATGCTTTAGAAGAAAATCCTTTTGAGTGCTGCGGCGTACTCTATCAGGAAGAAAACACCGGCCTAACAAAGGCCAAGAGAGCTAGGAACTGTTCTGATAAAAAGTCTATATCTTTCTCTTTGCACCCCAACGATTATTTTGAAGCTTCTCTTCTAGGTAAGATAAAAGCTATATATCACTCTCACACAAACGGCAATCCAAACTTTTCTCTAAAAGACAAAGAGCATAGTCTAAAACATAAAATTAATTTTTTACTTTACGACATAAAGTCAGATGCTTTTAAGTTTTTTGATTATAAAAACAATACTGAGCAAATATTAAATGAAAAATTTCAGTGGGGTAAATCAGATTGTATCTCTCTCGTGCAGAGATATATAGAAAAAGAAAAAGGATATCGCCTAATATTACCAGAAGAACTGGATTCTAGAGACTCTAAGTGGTCAAATAAAAATTTAAATATCGTTTCAAAAACTTTTGATTTAAACAAGCACGCTTGGGCGCAAGTCAATTTTTCTTCTACTGAAGATTTACGCAGTTGTGATATTTTATGTTTTTCTCTTAAGAGCAACATAGATCATTTTGGAGTTTATATTTCTAATAATAATTTTTTTCATCATAAAGTAGGAAAAAAACCCAACTGCGAAAACATAGATCAATATTTCGACAAACTAACTCAAGTGTATAGATATAACAATGGATAACGCGCTAACAACTATTAAATTTCACGGAGACCTTGGCGAGAAGCTGGGTCGAGATATATGGGAGCTGTCCGTTAAATCTGTCGGAGAGGCAATGAGAGCAGTAGAGCAGCAAACAAAAAAGCTCTACAGAACCTTAATGGATCACGACAAGCAAAATATAAAATATAAAGTTTTAATAAACGGAAAAAACTTTGTTCATAAACAAGGTAAAGATATTAATAAGCTTGAAGGTATAGAAGAGTCTGAACTAGTTTTAAAAAGAAAAATAGAGACAATAGATATCATCCCTATTATAGAAGGAGCTGGTGATGTTGCAGATATATTTACCATTATATTAGCAGTAGTATTAATTGTAGTAGGATTTTATATCGGCGGACCTTTAGGCTCTGCTTTGATAATGTCTGGCATAGGCTTGGCCGCGGCCGGAATAGCGAATCTTCTAACCCCTATGCCAGAGTTTGACGACTTTCGCCAGATAGAAGGCGGAGGCAGACCCAGTTATCTTTTTACCGGCCCAGCTAACACTATTAGAGAAGGAGGCCCAGTATTTGTTGGCTACGGAAGACTTTTGATTGGTAGCCACGTCATACAATCAAGCCTAGAAACTTTTGATGAGAAAAACGGCCGCAGTTCTGTAAAATTATTGGAAGACGGGATGAAGCCAACAGGCCCAACAAAATACTATTGGGGTAACGAAATCTACGGGCTAGACTATAGGAATACAATTAAAGACAAGAGTGGTCAAACTGTTAATCTAGACGACTTAATGGCTACTAGAGCGGAAATAGTTAGCTCGTCTTCAGGCGGCGCTGCCGATTGCGATCCAACTGACTTGCATGTTTCTAAAGTCGAAGCAGCTGGAGGCACCGTGCTAATCGCTAACGGAGATGATTTTACCACAGCAAATGTAGTCCTGACCGACCTACCATGAAAAATTTTTTAGTAGCAGTTTCGATAATCCTTATCGCTTATCTCTTTGAGGGATCAGACCCAGAAGGCATTATGTTTATGGCGGGGTTTTTTGGTAATAAAAAGAAAAAACAGCTTTTTCCTCGTCCTCCGATTCAAGATGAGGGGGGAGTAAAACATGAAGGAGAAACAGATCTTTATTCTGCCACAAGCGTAGTAACAATCGCAGATTTAATATGCGAGGGAGAAATAGAGGGTTTAGTAAGCGGAGAGTATAGATTTGCGGGCGAAGAAAATAATATAGGTTATACAGACTCTAAGTTCAACGCATATACAGCATTAGACGCAAACGGGAATTGCACGACAGAGTTAGGCTACCTTAGATCTGTGTATTGGAATGAGGTTCCTATAGTTGATAAGGATGGATTTTATAACTTTCAAGAAGTAAATCTAAACTCTGTAAAAGGCTTGCCTCAAGGAGAAATACCTTCTCTTAGTGCCGCTTTGCCAAGCGAAGCAGATTCTAAAGGTAATACTAATTTTGAATTAACTTTATTTAGAAATATAGGAGAAAGATTATTCGGCCCCTCTTTAGATCTGTCAACTACGGACAAAACTCCCGGATATCAAATTAATTGGCCTCTTAACAAATCCAACCCCGCTACTATAGCTGGAGAAGTGGACAGGAACTCAAAAGTTTATTCTGTTTTAAATAAAGAGTGCGTAGCTGTACAAGTTAATATAAAAGTAACAAGGCTGCAGGAAGTACTTTACGACCACCCCTATGACAATGTCCCTGTGCCTAATAAGAAAAAAAGAGGCGGGTTTTTTAGTAGAAGAGGCAAGGATGAAAAAAGAAAGCAGCTTCTAGTTTACGGAAATGGAGATACAAAAGCTAGAAAAATAAGATTCCAAATTTATACTAGGCCGATATATGATACTAGAAATATTATAACCTCGGCAGAGACTGCTCAAACACCAAAGCAAGAAGATTTACATGTTGCTTGGAAGTCTTCTCCTGACGTAGACACAACTGTTTTCGGAAGGATAGAAGAGCCTTATGTAAGAAGTATAGAAATAGACTTTCGTAAAGGTCTTTGGAAAAACGAAAATCCTAGAGATAGCAAATTCTATAAATATTTTCAAGGCTGGGAAGTTAAAATAGTAAGACTTACTCCTGATTCAGTACATTCTTTTTTAAGGAACGAATCTTACGTAGACTCTTTAGTTGAAATATATGACTCTGTAATAAGGTATCCTTATTGCGCCATGGTTTATTCTAAATTTAGCGCAGAGTTCTTTTCTAGGATTCCCACTAGGGCTTACGAAACTAAGCTTTTAAAAATCAAAGTGCCAAACACCTACGATCCTATCTTAAGAAAGTACACAGAGCCTTTAGGATATTGGGACGGATGTTTTAGCGCCAAGAAGCAATGGACTAATAATCCAGCTTGGTGTTTTTATGACTTAATAACTAATAACAGATATGGCCTAGGAGAATATATAGATTCAGATATCGTAGATAAATGGACCCTGTACGAGATAGCTAAATATTGTGATACTCTTGTGCCTGACGGAAAAGGAGGCTTGGAACCTAGGTTTACTTTAAATCATATTATAACCTCAAGAGAGGAAGCTTATAAAGTAGTAAACGATATAGCTTCTGCTTTTAGGTCTATAGTCTACTTTGCATTTGGCGGCATATATGTATCCCAAGATAGACCCAAGGCTCCTATATATCTTTTTAATAACTCTAATGTGCTAGAAGGGAACTTCGCATACTCTTCTTCCGCAAAAAGAGCTAGGCATACAGTTGCTATCGTTAGATATAACGATAAGAATAATTTTTACCAACCTTCAGTTTGTTATGTAGAAGACCAACTAGGAATTCAAAGATATGGGATTAAAGAAATAGAAACGAGCGCGATAGGCTGTACGAGCGAAGGACAAGCTAAAAGATTTGGCGAATGGATCTTAAGAACTGAGATTTTGCAGACAGAAACTGTCGCTTTTACTGCTGGTAACGAAGGCGCATACATGAGGCCGGGAGATGTTATATCTATCTATGACGAAAATAGAAACGAAAGAAAACTGGCGGGTAGAACAATTAAAGTTGAAGAAAATGCCGTAGGCTTAATACCCGCAGGATTATACGCTCCATACGACAGAACTACAAGCGAAGGCAACATGCCAGTAACCGGCAACGTAATAACCTTAGACAAACCGCTTCATTTTGAGCCCTCTACAGAGTATAAGCTCTCTATACTAACACCTACAAATAATTATGAGCCTTCTAAAATAACTGCTTCTAATTGTGTTGAGACGGTGACGGTAGGAGATACAAAATCTAAAGGCTCTACAGTCGAAGAAGAAGTCGAGACTTTGGTAAGCGACCCTGTTGATTCGTTTTCTACAGAAGACAAGCTCCCACTTTCCCCGGGTATGAGTTTAGTCGGTAGGTTCAGTGACAATTTCAATGATAGCCATACTAATGACGATATTTTTAAAACAGAAAAAACTATAACGGTAACAGAAGAAAAAGCAGAGTACTCTTTTGCTTTTGCCTCTTTCCAAAATGGTGGAGATTTTTTACGTAATACAGTCGCGCCAAGCAACAGGCCGGGTTTTCCTAAAAGAATAATTATAGAAGACTCAGAAGGGAATGTCCTCGCTCAAACTAAATATATAGGCGCAGAGTCCCAGACTCCAAACGATTTAGGAGGAATATTTACGTTTAGTAAAGCTTTACATAGAAACACAGAATTTAAACATGGGCAAAAAGACGGAAAACACTCAGTTAGATCGTCTGCAAGGAACGGAGATCTTTTTGAATGTTTATTAGGATATTCCACAGATGGAGCAAGTAGCGATATAAAAAGTTTAGCCTCGTCCGAGCTAGCTTATTTGAATGTGCAAAACGATGGAGGCACTAAAAGCTCCGATAATTTTGTTCCGATTGATACGGCTAAACAAATAGCTTTATCTTTTACTAAGC